TTCTATACTGCTGAATAAAGCTTGGGTCATAAACACCATAAGGAAATGCAACATAATATTTATTTGGTGTAACCCACTTACTTATCATATGTGCTGTCTTGTATGCAGACAAAGCACCGTACAATACACTCCACGATAAGCAATCCCGTTTGCCTCTGTCCTTCACACTAATTGGAACGTAAAAAATTGGAATTTGTTTTATGTGTTCGGAGGGGAACCTTTCGTTGGTCCTGTTATAAAACACAGGATCGCTTACCCAGTCTCCCAATCTATGACGAATTAGTGGCTGCATATCGTCGTGACAAACAACCCAAATTGTTTCACAACCAGCATAAGCACACTCTACTACTGCTCTTTCAATGGCAAGATAATCTTGTGCGATGGGCATAAGACAATCGTGCCAAGGCATATTAAAATCCAGAGCTTGCCCAGCGACAGGTATAATACCGGCAAGATGGAATGCGTTTGTATTATACGTCTCCATAATCTGTTATATTTAAGTTCAACCGATGAACGTAATGTTCTTTCTCAATGTTAACTTCTTTAAGAATATCTTCCTCACTGTGGTATACAAACTCGATATTATCAATATCATCATAAAGGTTCTTTTGGAGAGAAAGAACCTCTCTTTTGTATGGCTTTGCTTTTAGGGCATAATATTTATATTTTGTTTTATCCAACATATCACGACCATTACGCTGCCCTCTAATGCCTACCTCTTTTAGAATCGACAACACTTTAAACTTAGCGTAAGTATCTGAATACTGATATTCTTTTAATTGTTCGCCACTTAAATATGATACAGCAACGAGATCTTTCTTATTTGGATGATTTCCATCTAATCTCTCTGTTGGATAAAAAAAGATTTCTCTTATGAAGTTGTCTTCAGTTTTCAAATACTGGTGCGGGTGGGCCGTGCTAGTAATATCAATCCAATCAAAAACTTTATACATACCCTCATCTAAAGATTCAATCGGCTCTGGCAGTCCTGAGATATTATCATCATTAAAGATGAACAAACGATCAAACCTGATTTGTATCATTCTTGAATTCTTAGTTGTTATCTTTAAAAGATTATCTTCTTTTAACCTGCAGGAGAAGAAGCCGTCGCCCAAAGGAAGAAGACCAGCCATACTAAGCACAAAATTAAGATGTTTGTAAACGTCAAGTTTTGAAGGTCCGAGTGTTTTTTCCTGTAAGTGTATTTTCGCCAAGCCAAGAGAAAGCTTGCCAAGGTCCACACTATCGTCAAAGTGATCAAACCTAAAAGGAAATACATCTCTATTAGTAACTAGAGGATATGCCTTTAAGTATGCAAAAATAATTGCATTTAGACTACCACCGATGACCAAGTTCTCATAGTGATAAGTGTGATTTTCAAGCTCTCTCACTTGAACACTGGCTCTAATACACTTTCGTGCCGTGTTCCTGGATCTCTGTCCAATTTATATTAGCACTGAGTCTTGGATCCTTTTTGTCTAGCACAGTTGGATACTTCCCCTTGAACTTTGGAAGAAGGATATTATGCACAGTTTCTCCAGTTAACATCCAACTTTGCTCAAGACCGCGAGTATCAAACTTATTGTAATAATGTTCGGGGTATTTTGCAATCTTTTCTTTAAGCAAATATTCTTCTTGCTGTTTCCAAGTTGATTGTACAGAAACACCAGTGTAAGAACCTTGCGGGTTTTTACCCGTTGTTGACTTATACTCTAGTGGCTCTCCTTTTTTGTTGTAAGCATCTGCGCCTGACAAAGTTTCAGAAACTCGATGACCCAACTTAATCGCAGCATATATTTCTTTACTACGTGCGTAACTGAATGCATCTCCCCAATTCTGCTCGTCGCAGAGTTGACTCATTTCCTCATAAAGATTGATAAATTTTTGTTCCGGTGTCATTCTTTCCTCTCCTTAAAATGTAAAGATATTATACCACGCCTACCTTGCCTTGTCAAAAATTATTCTATTCAATCACGCCTAAAACGTAATTCTCTAAAACTAGGTGGAATGTGTGCCCGCTGTACGTGATTTCGTTTAGCATCCTGGCCTCAACAACCAAGACACTGCCGTGTGAGCATTGAACGCTGCAGTCTGGGGCGCGTTCCAACAATCTCACAGCGACGTGTGGGCTTTTGGTGGGTCTGTAACTGTCAGGCAATAAAACTGCCGACCTTTCTTTTTCTTCCTCCTCGGGAAGAACTTCTACTAACAAGTGCCTGTTTCTTGGATCTAATAGCATTTAACCTCCTTATAGTTCGCAATATTCTCCATCACAGAATTTCGTACCTTTGCCAGCTTCTTCAGTCTTGATCCGCTGGATCGGTGTCACATTTGAAGACATCTCTTCATATTGTTCTTTTGTAATAGGCTCATAGGGTGCTTGAACATAACCAGTTTCCTCGTAGCGTAAAAAAGAAACCGCCTTAAGCCTTGTCTCATACATTTCAAGTGCAGACCTAATATCGTTCGCCTCGTCTGGTTTGAACGTACAAGTAATGCTCACCGAATTATCGGCCCAATAATGTTGATATTGAGCAGCAATTTCTAGTTGTTCCCAGATACTAATATCTTTTTTACCCTTTTGATAAAAGGGCTCGTGTACAGGAAACTCCACAACCTTTGTGTTTGGAGAATAAGCATCATCCTCAATCTTATATCCGTGCTTCTCGATTGTCGGTAACAGATCAGAATCTGCGGAAAAACGAATGCGACGAATGTAATATTCTGCCTCTGGAAAGTGGATTCCTGGTGTTGATCCATTCAGTAGAGAAACCGTTCCAGATGGCTTGATGCTCGTCATACGGACAGAACGAGGCACGCAAAGCCAATCTGAATACATTTTATCAAGTTTCTTGACTTCTTCATAAGCATTATCACACCAATTCATTACCTCACGACGACCGTGCTTGTTAAATGCTTGCACAACACCAGATTGTGACAAACCAATGCGACGATTCTTCAACATAATCCCATTGGTCTCTGGCCAATGTGTATTGACAAGCGTGACCGTTTTGCCATACATATACGCAATTTTGAGAGTTTTAAGGTAGTCCTCGTAATCATCGTGCTTGGCTGGGAATGTTTCGACCAAGCAACACAACTCTGCATCCTCTAGTTGTTGTTCCACGCACGGATTAAAACCAGCAACATTAATATCATCATCTCTGTAACCATCCTTCATACGACCACGAGTCCTGGCATTATCAAGCCAGATATACCCTGGTTCTCCGTTCTTTTGTGACTGTTCTGCGTGCCAGCTATAATCCATTCCAACGTGAGCGTGAAAAGAATTATTAGAACCCCAACGATGAGAATAAAGTTTTTCTTCATCATTCTTCATTGAAAGGTATTCCATATCGTTGTAAGCGCCTAAAGCAAGAGCAGCCGAACGACGGACATTACCAGCAACAACACACTTACCAATAAGATTCTCTGTATCAACAATTGTCGTTGAGTCAATCTCTTTATCGATCATATTGTTGTATAATTCTGTTAGATCTTCGTGAAGTTGTTTTAAAGGTCCGTGACCAGAAGAAGTACCACCGAAGCCCTTAATTGGTGCCCCATATGGTCTAATCTTACTGTAATCAAACTTGGGAACCTTTTGACCAAAGAGGAAGCCATCCAAGAGAACTTGAACAGATTTGCACCAGCCCTCTCGATCATCTGGAACAAAATAAACTTCGTCTGTCCACTCAGGCTCTTTTATTGTAAGTCTATTGGCACCAAGAGTATCAAAGCCAACACCCACGCCAAGCATAAGAGCGTCCATAATCCAACGAAATAGATAACCACCTTTGGCGTCGATTTCACGAGTTGATCTAAAAGAGCAATTAAACAAGCCCGCACCGGTTCTCTCCTCCACGAACTTGGTTCCCATCATCCATAGGCCCCGTCCTGGGGGAGTCCACTTCAGGTTAAATAGTCTGTCGTAAGCTTCTTTCGCTGTCCTTTGTGCTTTTACATCAAACCACTCTAACCCGAGTGCTGCGACGTGTTTTTTCTGAATTGTAAACATACCTTCGATGACTCTACGGCAGGTTTGATACCATTCTTCTGTGCCGGTTGCGCCAGATTCAAATTCATCTAATCTCCTGGCATATGTTCTTTTATAGGTTACATATCCTAATGGACCCCAAGGAACATCTTTGTTCCTATATTGATCAATAAAGACTTCTGATAACCTAAACCTTCTTACACTTTGCTCATATGGGTCATATCTCATTTAATTGCTACTCCCGTTATTTTTAGTCATATATTCAACATATTTTTGTCGCAAGACGTTTTTACCAAGTTTGGTACTTGGCTTATTAAATGCATCTTTATCCTGCTTTAAAACATCAATTTTAACATTACTGGTGTCCATAAAGATTGGGAACACCATACCATCTGGGCCGTTCCTGTTTTTCGCAACAAATATCCTACCTGAATTCTTTGTTTTATCCATAATAGTTCTAGATACTGAAAAAATAAAGTCCGCTACAAAACACTTTGAAAACGCTTCAGATATTGCATTCATTGTAATAACTTCGGCATCCAAGCCACTACGATTCGTCTGTGAGGCTGTCCACACGGGACAAGAAAACTCGTGTGCTAGGTTCCTTAGCTCTTCGTAAATAGACTCTAATTCGGTTCTTTTTTCCCTATATTTGGTTGTTGGTTTAAGCAGATCAGCATAGTCAACAATTATCATATCAATATCATTGCCCTTTTTTACAATCTTATCTAAATGATTTTTTATTGTTTTTACACTCGCTGTCTTTGTAGGATATTCCTTGATGATTAGTCTACCATCAATGTCCTTAATCTTTTCATAGATTTCGTCTTTTTTATCCATTAAATCATTGAGTTCAATGCCCGTTATACAACTATCGTAACGACCAGCGACGACAGTATCAAGCAACTCTAATGTGAAGTGAACAACGTTTAGGCCCGCCTCTATTGCCTTAGCTCCAAGGTGTGTAAGCACCATTGATTTACCAGCGCCAGTCGGTGCAATCACAACGCCAAGCTCACCTTTACCAAGACCACTCTTTGAGATCTTGTCTATCTCAGCCCAACCAGTTGAAACAGGATTCCTAGCTCGTATCTTGAACCTTTCTTCAAAGTCCTTGATCCAATCGTAACCAGCTTCATTACTAGCACCCAGCTTCAGGGCATCATTAATGACTGAGCTTATCTCGTCAAAAGAAGATTTCTGAAGCAGAGCAATGGATCTCACCATCGCCTCTTTTAGCTTCTGCTTTCTACAGAAGTCAAGTGCGGTGTCTTTGATGTACTCTTCGCCATCAACATCAGTCTTGTTGATGCGAATAATATAATCTTTAACTTGATTCTTTAGAACCTCGTTCTCGTCTTCAAATTCTGTCTTAAAGATCGTGACAAGGTTTTGATATGACGGATGCGTCTTGTACTTTTGCCTATACTCAAATATCCTCCTCACGAAGGATCTCAAATATTTAAACTCGATAAACTCAATATCGAGCACTTCCTCAATTTGATCGGCAAAGGTTCTTTGCTCAACAATAAGTTGAACTAAGCTTTCCTGAAATGGTTTGCCAAATTTTGAGAAAGTTAAATCATTTTGTCCTACCACTGATACCTCTCTCTCCAATGTTGAATACTTATTATACTCGATCTTTTAATTATTTTCAAGACAAATCCTCTTACAAGTTTGAAAAAGAGACTCCCAATTGTAAGAACCGAAACCGTCTTCCATCATCATTTTCATAATCTCGGTCTTATTAAATAGACCCTCTGCGTTGTCAATATTATATTTAATTTTTCTTTTTCCTTGGGGCGATATAAATGGAGAATATAACTGCATAATCTTGTAGTTGTTTTCAATCAATTCAGCTTTATTG